GCAACGGCAGAGCATACCTTTGTCATCCAAGGTCAGCGAGAGGGTTCCCTTGCCGTTGACTGAACGGCCCAGGATGATCTCGTTGTTATGGAAGGCGGTGAGGACCACGTCACTCCGGTTAATGAGCTCCTTGGTGATTGCACCTGGTTCGATGATCTCATACACTTCACGGTATGAAGACCAGGGAGTGAGGTTGCATGAGCGCTGGCCGAAGACCACGGCATGACCTTCGATGGTGCGGCTCTTTTCCTCACCCTCAGCTTCTCTGACATGCAGTCCGCATATCTTGAAGTCGATTTGTCGGTTTGATTTCTTAAGCATATTATTCGATTGTTTCTTCATTACGGAGTAATGTGATTCTAAGGTTTACCGCCACACCTTGCAGGGGCGGTCAAACAGATAAGGCTCGATGCCGTCTTTGACCTCCGGCACCGGAATGGTGGTCTTATGCCGGTACCACTGCATCAGGTTGCCGTCAGTGACGATGCTTTCCGATACCGGCAGCACCTTGAGACGGTCAGCATAGAAGCGGTTGATGATGCAGCTCCATACCGTCTGGTCAAGACGTTCTATCTTACCCCAGGCGCCGAGCATGCAGAGCGTGCTGAAGGTCTGGTCATTGATGGCTGTGTTGATGGCGTTGTTACGCATAATCTCGAAGCAGCCCTGGTACAGACCACAGTACTTGAGGTCATATCCCATCTGACGCATAGAAGCCAGGCAGTGGTCTGCCTGACTGCGCGGATAGCGGCGATACTTGATCCAGACATCATATTCTTCCGGCATGGTATTACGGTGCGGGTGTATCATCAGGCAGCGGTCATAGCCTCCGCGCTCAAACTTGTCAACGATGGGTTTGAGGGACTTGAGGACCTTGATGCTGCCGTCTATACGTACCACGATATTGGTATTGACATACCGGAAGGGGTGGTAACGCACCTCATAGCACTTGCCGAATGGAGAACGGCCACGGGTGTTGTCCAGGACCACGCGCCAGGTGTCACTCTTCAGATTGGGATCATCGGTGACAAGAACGTAGTCGGCATCGGGATCTTTCTGCCCGATCTCCTGGACTATCTCGTAGTCGTTGAATATGTATGTCAGGACCGTGTATCTCATTGCCAGAGATCCTTATGCTGCTGGAGCCATATCAGATGGTCCTCCCTGTTGTTACGACGCCAGGAGCCGTTGGTGTAGTGTACAAAGCACTTTTCCAGATCCGGATAGTTGCGGGCCACGAGCGCCGGCTTGGTCTTGACGATATCCTCCAGCAGACATGCACCGGTGTCATACCAGTTGCATGGGTTGGTGTCATCCTTGAGCAGGCCCCATGAACGCTGGGGATCAAAGTAACGCGCTCCGTGTTTCTTCAGCAGTGGCACATTCAGGTAGCAGAGGAAGGGTGCCAGACGGTCACGCTCGATGCGTTTCTTCTGGAGCCACTGTACCTTACCGCAGGCGGCAAAGCGCTCATCCCAGAGGAAGCTGATATCCTTACGCAGAAGGACATCGCTCTCCAGCAGGATGAATCCGCCAGGGATGAGGTCCCAGAGCTTCTGTACTGAGAGCATGTGCTTCACGCTGGCGAAGTTGGCGATGCGGTTGTACTCCATCTGCTTGTCAGGATACTTGGCCAGCTCAGCGTCAAAATCGACATATTGACCTTTGGTGTTGTCGATGCGTATCACGCCATCCATCTCCTTATCCCAAGGACGCTGGTCGCTGTTATCGAAGACAACCACCTGCCACGACTCCCCTCCGTGCTTACGCAGGGAGAGGATCGCAGCTTCGGTGAGCTCCGGCGTGTTGAAGTGGATGACGGCCACAGTCTTACCAGGACCGATCGCCGGCGCTGCCGGCTTGGGAGTGATAAGGTTCTTGGCCTTGTTCATCAGTCTCTTCATATCCATAAGCGTGAGGGTTAGGGTTCGATGGGTGCCACAAGTGACTTGCCGTCACTGGTGACGAGCCTGAGCGAGTTGCTTGAGTAGAGAACTCCGAGCGGGAAGAGCAGGTCATTGCAACCGGTCAGAGCAACGGTGTAGGTGCCGTTCTCTTTGTTCTGGGCGGTGATCTGCACGTCGGATATCACTGCAGTACCGGCAAGAAGGATATCACCCTTCTCACTGTTCTGTGTACCGGATGCCAGCGCGAACTGTACCTCGACCTCCTGACCGATACGGTCCAGCAGTGATGCCGGATCGTTACGGGTAGGATCGACAGATACCAGTCCTGATGTGCGGCAGTCCCATGACAGGCGTACAGCGTCATTGTGCATCCAGTCGTCGGTGTCGTCCTTGGTACTGGTGTCCTGGACGTCCAGACGGATATGGAGGTCACACTGCTTGGCTGCAGCCACGGCTATCTTGTCGATGAATAGCCTCAGATTTTGTCCTTTAACTGCTGGCATGGTTTCTTACTTTGATGATTTCTTACCTTTCTTGGGAGCTGCTGCAGCTGCTGCTGCCTCCGGATCGTAGGGAGTCCAGTCGATACTGTCTTTCTCCTGCCATCCCTCCTCAAGTGTCTGCTTGAGGAAACCGAAAGCCTGGAGATAGAAGCCGGTCAGCTCCTCGGCGGTCTGGAACTCATGATAGACGGGCTCACCGTCAGCGGTCTCACCCAGCTTGAAGTTGATGGGCAGGACGGCCTCCGGCATGGCGGCGGCAAGACGCTGAGCCTCACTGAAGTTGTCCTGGTTCTCCTTGCTGAGCCAGACGGAGATAGGTTGGCCACCCTCCGGCGTCCAGACAAAGCCCTTCAGGATCTTCTCATCGGTGCGGGCGTTGATGTCGGCCTTGACAGCGGTCTTGATAGCGTCAAGTGACGGGTTGGCGGTCTGCTTCTTGTAGAAGTCTACCTCATACCAGGTGGCATGTTCGCCATCAGGCTCCGGCTGCATGCCGTAGCTGATGATAACTCGGCTTGCATCCTTGCGAACAGGAGCAAACTCACTGATCAAACCATAGATCTTGTTCATAGTTTCTGCTTTTAATTGTTGTTCTAATTATTGTCTGTAAGTCGCTTTTAAGTTTACCCTTCAGAAGGTCAGCATCGAATTCCATGAAGTGTGATACTTTGCTATTCAGGAACAGCTCACGTCGAATGTTGTAGCTGCAGGAGTGTGAGAGCACGCCAAGGTAGCTGTTGACCGAGCAGCGCAGATGCTCCTTGTCACGCATGTCCAGGTCCTGCATGTTCTTTATCATCCGGTGCAGTGTCTTGTTGGATACGTAGTTGCGGTACGGCTTGACGAAAGCACCGAGGAACTCAACACCCTGGGATACGTCACGCACATGGAGCTTACCCATGTGAAGCTCCAGTCCCAGCTCATCCAGAAGGAATGACCTGATGGCCGGCACGATGGACAGCAGCCAGTCACGGTCAGCGCTGATGACAAAGGAGTCATCGACATAACGGCCGTAGTGACGGCAGCACAGGGTGCGCTTCATGAACTGGTCGAAGACATTGAGGTAGACGTTGCTGAAGAGCTGTGACGTGAGGTTGCCAATCGGCAGGCCGCAGCCGTCCGGAGTGTAGAAGAGCGACTTGTTACGGTCCAGCCCTATCCAGTCCTCCTTGAAGCCTACGATCTCGCAGCTGGTCTTGGGATCAAGCATCACGATCTGCTCGGTCAGCCAGCATACAAAGTCAATGTCGATACGGTCCCGTCAGAGCTCCGGTGAGTCATGATGTACGCGATGGTCGGCCATCTTACGTATGGTACCGGTGGCTATCTCCAGCAGGCGGTGACGCTGAATGTGCATGAAGTAGCCACGGATATCCAGATTCATGGCGTAGCAGGGCTGGCTCCAGTTCTGGCTCTCCTGGCGGATGTGCATCCCCAGCCTCTCAATGCCGTAGTGCGTGCCACGGCCACTGATGCAGCTGTAGGTGTCCTGAATGAAAGTACGTTCAAAGAGCTCGTGCGTGTAGTTGAAGTACAGATGATGCACCACACGGTCGCGGAACATCGCTGCAAACACCTCGCGCTTCTTGGGGTAGTCTATGACAAAAGCACTTGGAAGGTCGGGCCGTATAAGTTCCTGACAGCAGGTCATCACAGAGCTCATCGAGGTTCTGTTTCAGGTGCTTCTCAAATTGCTTGACGTATGACATCTTGGCCTTGTGCTCGCGGGCATCGTAAAAGGCGACGTGCAAGTCAAAGAGCAGCTGCTGACGTGTCAGCTTATATCCTTTCCTGTCCATGTGCTTTCTTTTTGGTTCGTCAGTCTGATAAGTGCTGAACCGCGCGGACCGTAAAGCCGTTCCTGCGATTGTTGTTGTTCTGCGGATTCACGTCCGTGGAATTGAAGTTCAGGTTGTAGGCGTTCGTGGCAGAGTTGAACGACGAGGACCAGTAGTTCCCGTTCGAGCCTCGGTTGTTGAGCGTCGTACCGTCGTAGTTGCCAGCGGCGGGGAAGAATCCTGTAGGAATGAATCGGTCATCACCTGTCACGACTGTATGAAGGAACCGTTGCCGGAGCCATCAGAAGTCTTCGTTTTTCCCACAGCCCACGGCTGCAGGACGGATGACCTATGAACTTGTCTTTCTTCTGAACCAGGTTAAACATAAACGAATCAAAGCAGCTCGGCGAGCTGCTGCTTGAGTTGACTGATGAAGTTGGTATTCTCCATCGGTGTGCGTTGCTCCAGAGGATAAGCCAGGATCTGCGACATAATACCGGTGAGGGTATGGGACGGGCGGTGATGCTCATCGGCCCTCTCTTCCGGCTTGGTCTTAGGTTCCTGGATCGGATGATCCTGCTTCCACAGCTCAAAGGTCTCGGCGAGCTTGTCATATCCTACCTCAGCGATGCCATCCGGCAGAGTGATGGTCATGTCTATCTGGCTGTCACTGACGTTGTCAAAGCTGAGACGGTTGGGTATGAACTTATCGGCTGACTTAAGAGGGAAGCCCACGAATAGGAACGTATCATCGCTGCCACGCAGATGCTTGTGCGTGACATTGAGAGGCTTGCGGTCCTGAGACTCCTTGCGGATCTCATCACTGTAAGCTATCGTGACGATGAGCCAGGCGCTCCACTCGTATGCACGATAGAAGCCACCCTCCTTGAAGAGGTGGATGACGTTCCACGTTTCCGGCTCGGTGCGCAGACGTTCTATGTCGAGTATATCCTGAATCTTTGCCATGTCTGGAGTATCTTGTCATTCTTTCCACCTTGCCGCGCCGCACTGGGGTGCGGCCGCTATGCGGCAAGGAGTAAAGAACGACGGTGGGATGTCTTTGGGAAGAAAGACAAGTTACTGAACCGCGCGGACCGTAAAGCCGCGCCTGCGATGGCTGTAGCCCTGCGGACTCACGTCCGTGGAATCGAAGAGCAGGCCGTAGGCGTACGTGGCAGAGTAGAACGACGAGGACCAGTAGCGCCCGTACGAGCCTCGGCCGTAGAGCGTCGGACCGTCGTAGTTGCCAGCGGCGGGGAAGAAGATGCTGTTGCCGTTAGCACGAGAGGTGAAGCGGCGACCGTTGATACCGTCCTGGTTGATCCATTCGGAGTCGCAGTTGTCATAGAGCTCCTGGAATTCAGTCTTGCGAGGCAGACGCCACTGGCCACCCATGTTGTGATGAGCCATGTCGTACTGGTCACCTACGGAGATGTCGGCAGCCAGGCTGTAGCCATCGGTGGTCTCGTAGTTGGCCTGAGAGAAGTCATAGCCGGAGCCTTCAGCATGGCCGGTGACATTACCCCATGAGAAGTACAGACCGACCTCTTCAGGACGGCTGGCACCGACGTTATGCTCACACCAGAGCAGACCGCTGGGCAGTGCCAAGTCAACAGCTCCCTGAGTGGACTGAGCCTGCTGGCTCAGGATAGCAATGACATTGAACTCACTGCCGGTGAACTGCATGGTGACGACAGTGTTGGCATGTACCTTGCCAGGTGCCAGGGCGCTGCCGTACAGCTTCATGTCGTAGGCTGTGTTGGTGTTTACCTTCAGCTTGGGGCTTGTGGCGGTGAAGGCGTTACTGAAGAGCACTGAAAGGATGGCTCCAGGAGTGAGTATGAAGTTACTGATGGTAACCTCCTTGGTGGCGGTGCCACCGGCAGTGGAGCTGACACCATAGGCGAAGCCCAGGGCGGCCAGATCCTCTCCGTTCTGGATAAACGGATTCATACGGTCCAGGATAGCTTTGATCCTGACGTCGTTTTCATTAAGAATTATCTCATCCATTGTATAGAAGTGTTTGATTGTTACTGATTACATGACTGCACGGACGCAGGCACCTACATATCTGGGGCTCAGAGCTTCCGGCCAACGGCCAGGATCAGCCTCGGTATCAACCAGCAGACCGCTACCGCTGTGCCATGTCGCAAAGAAATGAGCGCAGAAATAGTAGGCCCATTCACCGGCACCTATGATTGATGAATCTTCCCATGTACCTACGAGCGGTAGAAAGATGGAGTTGCCATTAGCGCGTGAGGTGAAGCGGTTACCAGGTACACCATCCTGGCTGATCAATTCGCAGTCGCAGTTGTCAACCAGCTCCATGATCTCTGAGAATCTGGGCAGACGCCACTGGCCACCCATGTTATGATGAGCCATGTCATAGGCGTCGCTGACGGGAATGTCACCGCCCAGCGTGAAGCCGGCGGAGGCTTCGTAGTTAGCCTGAGAGAAGCTGTAGCTGGCGCCGGCGGCGTAGCCTTTAATGTTACCCCAGGAGAAGTACAGACCGGCATCTTCGGGACGGCTGGCACCGACGTTATGCTCACACCAGAGCACACCACTGGGTAGTGCCAGGTCGACGGCACCCTGAGTGGATATGCCGGACATACTCTCTATGGATATCACCTGGTATTCACCGGCAGCGTAGCGCATGGCCACGACGGTGTTGGCACGTACCTTGCCAGGAGCCAGGGCACTGCCGTAGAGCTTGATGTCAGCCGGAGCATAAGAGCCTACCTGGATCTTAGGGTTGGAGACAGTGAACGCATTGACAAAGTGCACAGCGATGATGGCACCTTCAGTGCGTATGAAGTCAGGTATGCTGACCTGCTTGACGGCGATATCGCCGGCGGTGTTGCAGACAGCATAGGCAAAACCGAAAGCGGATGCCTTGCCTCCGTTTCCGATAAATGGTGACAGACGTGAAAGGATGGCCTTGACACGGTCTGCCGATTGATTAAGAATTACATCTGCCATGATTATTGATTTAAGGTTCGTTAGTTGTATTTGAGTCATCACCTGGTTCGGGTTCCGGTTCCGGATCTGGAGTCGGATCCGGATCTGGAGTCGGTTCAGGATCGGGATCAGGATCAGGTGTCGGCGGATCAGGTGTCGGCGTAGGCAGCAGACCGGTCAGGTCCTTGCCTGGAGCTTCAACGGCGGTGATCTGGATGGTGTTCTGGTACTTGTCGGCGTTAAACGACTCAATCTGATAAGTTTTGCCAGCATAGACCAGCATCGAGGACCGGTCGATGACAGGATTCCAGCGCATGCGGAACATCACACGGTCATAGCCGTCAAGAGCACCCTCACGCAGTGACTTGGTGCCACGATTGAAGTCCTCGGCTGCCCAGACGGTGGTGCCGTACTTGTAGGAGCGGCCGGCGCTGTTACGTCCGAAGTCACCCTCCGACACGGTGTCGCGTACCATGATGGCCACGCGGCGGTTCATCATTCCGGTGCTGTATGCCATAGTCAGATCTGATCTTGAGTGAGTCGCATATACGGCTTGACAAGCGTGTCAAAGGTGTAGGGTACCGAGGCCATATTCAGTGATGATACCGGACTGCGCTGCTGGTAGGAGTGGTCCACCAGCATGAGGGATGCCTGAATGATAGGTGCCGGCACGGTGTCACCGTCTCCCTTCAGCTCCTCATAGCTGCGGTTCACGATATTCAGCACGGTCTCTTCGGCTGCATTGGCATAGAGCTCCAGCAGTTCATCCTCGCAGTCATACTCGATACGTGAGTGTGCCTTGATAAGTGGAAGGGTGAGCCATTTCATTCTTCAACTCCTTCCTCCTCCTGGGAGGTCTTTTTGTTGTTGTCATTGCTGTTGCCCTCAGATCCGTCAGAGCCCTTGGGTGAGCGTAGCTTCTCGCTGCCAAGCTCAGCCAGGTTGGTGGATACATAATGCAGGTCACCGTCCTTGACGGCAGGCAGGTCATACTGAGCACGGATCTCATTGACGGACCAGCCGGTCTCCATGTGGAGCTTGTCGATCTCGGCCTGACCGCGAGCATCCAGACGACGCAGGGCAAGCGGGCAGACATGGACACGACGGCGACCGAAGTCATCACGTGTCAGCAGCTTGGAGTTGAACTCATCCTCCCATTCACGTATCCTGGGTTGTATGGTACGCAACAGGAACTCCTGCGTGGCGTGCTCCGGCATCTTGTAGCTGCTGCCGGCATCCTCCATCATCATGATACGTGGTATGCCAAGGATACGTGCCAGGTCATTGACCTCAAAGCCGCGTGACTCAAGCAGCTGCAGGTCGCGTGCCGTCTGGCTGATGATCTGGGTGTTGGCTATATTATCCAGCAGCACGATGTCATCAGACTGCCAGTCCTGGCTGAGCTGCTTACGCACAGCCTTCATCTGGTCCTGGTTGACACGGCCCAGGATACCGATGGTGCCAGGGTTGGCTTTCTCCTCCTGAAGGATGACCTTGTGACGGCCACCCTTGGCTACGTCCTGCAGAGTCTGCTCATCGGCAGTGGCCGCAATGCTCAGGGCTTTCTTGGCAAAGCCTATCACCGACATACC